TTTTTGTAGATCAAATTAACAAAGAATTTAACAGAATTGAAGCAAGAAAATTAGCAAATATTGAATTTAAACAAAGACTAGAAGAAGCTAGAGAAAGCGGAGGAAGGCAAGCGGTAAAAAATGTTATGAGAGAAAGAAAAAATATAGAAAATGAAATTTTTAAAGCTTTACAAGAACAAGATTTATCATCTACTACAACAGATTTATTAAAACCATTAACAGACAAATTTAAAACAAGTACAAAAGATTTATTAGAAAGCGTATTTGGTGAAGATTATGTAGCTGGCTTTGCAGAAAGATTAGGAGTTAGTGTAGATCAAATTAATGCATTATTTGAAAATACCGAAGCACCTAATAGTTATTTCCGTAATATAAAAAACGGTGCAAATGATGCTGGTAATTCTTTAGATAAAGCTTTTGGTGCAACTATGAAAGAAAAATTAGAAAGTTTTTCTAAGAGTATAAAAACAGTTGGTGAATCAATGGCAGATGTTGTAATAAAAGGAGTAAAAGGGATGGAAGATGCACTTGTAAATTTTGTAACTACAGGAAAATTAAATTTTAAAGATTTAGCAAATTCAATAATAAAAGATATGGCACGTATGGCTATTCAGCAAAGTTTTACAAAACCATTTGGTAATTTTTTAGGTGGATTGTTTAAAAGTAAAAATGCAGATGGTAATGCTTTTGTTGATGGAAAAGTAAAAAAATATGCTTATGGAGGCATTGTAAATAGACCAACTATATTTCCTATGAAAAATGGTATGGGTCTAATGGGTGAGGCAGGCGCAGAGGCTATTTTGCCCTTACGCAGAGGTGCAAATGGAAAATTAGGTGTACAATCATCTGCTGGTAGTGTTTCTAATGTTGTTGTTAATGTTGATGCATCAGGTTCTAACGTAGAGGGAGATGAAGCAAGTGGAAGAGAATTAGGAATGCTTATATCAACTGCAGTACAAAGTGAAATTACAAAACAAAAAAGACCAGGCGGTCTATTATCTGCAGCTTAATTATGGCAACCTTCCCTTCAACCCCAGAACCTTCTTATACAGCATCAAAAGCTAGTAATCCTAATGTACGTGTTACACAGTTTGGTGATGGTTATCAACAACGGACAACTTTTGGTTTAAATCAAAACCCAAAAAAATGGACATTTAACTGGAAAAATATTACTGAAGCAGAATCAGATACTTTAGAAGCTTTTTTAGATGCAAGAGGTGGTGTAGAAAGTTTCGATTACACACCTCCAGGTGAAGCAAGTGCAAGAAAATATATTTGTAATCAATGGAATAAAACATTAAATGTGCCTAATAGAGCAACTCTTAATGCAACATTTACTGAGGTATTTGAACCATAATGGCAATACCAGTTTCAGCCTTACAAGATATAAATCCTACTGCAATTATTGAGTTGTTTACTATTCAATTAAATAATGCAATGCATGGTTCTAATACGTTATATCGTTTTCATAATGGTGTTAATTTAAATGCAAATGGAGAAGTTGTTTGGGCTGGTAATTCATACTTAAGATTTCCTATTCAATGTTCAGGATTTGAATTTGGATCTACAGGTACTTTACCTAGACCACAAATCTCAATAAGTAATATCTTTGGAACAATTACTGCGATAATGCAAGACGTTAATAAAACAACTGTAGGAAATGATTTAAACGGAGCAAAATTAACAAGAATTAGAACATTAGCAAAGTATTTAGATGCTGTTAACTTTGCTCCAATTACAACAACATCTACAACAACTCAAACTGTAGCTGATCCATCTGATGCTGAAACTGTTACTTATACTGTCACCGTAGTAAATGTAGGTGGATCTAATTTTTTTGCAATAAATGGTTCTAATAATCCTGTAATTACTATGAAAAGAGGTTCAACTTATATATTTAATCAATCTCATAGCTCAAATGTAGGACATCCTTTAAGAATAAAATCTGATGCTGGAGGACAACAAACCACAACAAATGCTGGAACTCTTGGAACAGATGCGACAGTCACTTATCAGCCTGTATATCCATCTGCTCCTAACGATCTTAGATACTATTGCACAGTACATGGTAATGGCATGGGTAACACAATAACAATGAATAATCCTAATACAATTCAACAGCAAACAACTTCTTCATCAACATCACAAACGAATCCGTTTGGCACACCTGATCCAACTGCAGAATTTCCGCAGGAAATTTATTTTTTAGATCGTAAAGTTACTGAAACAAGAGATATAGTTACATGGGAAGCCCAATCTGCTCTTGACTTAATAAATGTAAAATTACCTCAGAGGATTGCAACTAAAGATATTTTTCCTGGTATCGGAACATTTTTAGGATTTTAAAATGATTTGGAAAAATATTGCACTCAAACACGCTAAAGAAAATGCACCAAATGAAATATGTGGTTTATTAACTATATATAAAGGTAAAGAGAAATATAATCCCTGTAGAAATCTTGCAGAAGATCCAGAAGATCAGTTTATTTTAGATCCTGATGATTGGATGAAAGCTGAAGATGAAGGTGAAGTTATAGCAGTTATTCATAGCCATCCAAATCATCCACCATATCCAAGTGAAGCTGATCTAGCCAGTTGTGAGTATTTAGATTTACCTTTTTATATTGTCACTCCAGAAACAAAACAATGGCATTACTTTAAACCTTCTGGTTATAAAAAAGGATTAATTGGTAGAGAATGGGTTTGGGGAGTGCAGGATTGTTGGAGTTTAGTTGAAGAATGGTATAAAGAAAATAAAAATATACAAATAGAGCATTGGCCTAGACCAAAAAGTCCTAAAGAATTTAGTAAAAATCCTTTATTTGAATATGCATTACCTAAATTAGGTTTTATTGAAATACAAAATACAGTAGATCTACAAGAGGGTGATGTTCTTCTTATGGATACGACAAACACAGGTAAATTAGATCATGTAGCTTTGTATTTAGGAAATCAAACTATTTTTCAACATTGTTTAAAAAGACTTAGCTGCAGAGAACTATATAATCAAGATTATATAGACTGTACTAAGAAGAGGTATCGCTATGCTAAGTAAAATAAAAGTTTATGGTAGGTTAGCTCGATTCTTAGGAGAGCGTACATTTGAAGCCGAAATATCATCACCAGTAGATGCTTTTAAATTTTTATTAGCAAATTTTCCTGATTTACAAGCTCATATGATGGAGCAAAATTATTGTGTAAAAGTAGGAAATTATGAGATTAGTGAGACTGAATTAGATATACCTGCAGGAAGTCAGGAAATAAAAATTGTGCCAGTAATTATAGGAGCGAAAAAAGGTTTAGGAAGATTTTTGTTAGGAGCAGTTCTTATTGGAGCAGCTATTTTTCTTCCAGGAGCAGCCCCTGCATTGGGAATGACAGGTTTTACTGCTGGAACAGCAGGGGCTAGTTTGTTAGCTGTTACTACTGCAAATATTGGTTTATATTTAGCTTTATCAGGTGCAGCACAAATGTTAAGTCCTGCGGAAGAGTTAGATAAAGAGTCTGATGATCCATCAAGTTTTACATTTAATGGAGTACAAAACACAATAAGGGCTGGTGTTCCTATACCAGTTGTTTACGGGGAAATATTTACTGGATCGCTTGTTGTATCAGGCGGTATTGATACAGACGATTATTCAGGATAATTATGTTTAAAATACCTGAAATTGATCCTGGCTCAGGAAGAAAAGAAATTCAATTAAACCCTTTCAAGTGGTTTGGCGGTGGCGGTGGTACAGCAGTTATAAATTTAGCTGCTATACAAAGTAGGCAAGCTATAAACCTTATTGAGGTTATAAGTGAGGGAGAAATTGAAGGTTTTCCGTCAGCCGCAGGTTTAACAAAAGGAACTGATGCTTACTCTCAGGCAGCTTTAAAAGATATATTTTTAGATAAAACACCAATTATAAAACCTAGTGCAAATCCTAATAATATACAAACTTCTGATTTTAATTTTCAAAGGATAAAATTTGAACCTCGATTTGGAACATCTAATCAAACTCACATAAAAGCTATTAGTGAAATTGAAAATGAAGTAGGTGTAGGAGTAAAAGTAACTAATGCATTACCAGTAACAAGAACTGTAACTAATTCCGATATTGATGCTATTAGAGTCACAATTCGTTTTGATGCTCTTGTCAATATTAATGAAAAGGATGGAAAAAACTTAGGAACTGAAGTTGATGTATTTATAGAAATTACTGAAAACGATGGTACTGTTTCTCGTTTTGACAAAAATCAAGGTGGTAAAACATCAATTCAACCTGGGGGTCTTTTTGGTTTAATTCCAACTCAGGTTTCAGAGTTTACAATTAGAGGAAAATCAAGGAACGCATACAGTAGAGATTTTGTTATACCAATTAAAAGCAACGCATCTTTTCCTATACAAGTAAAAGTTGGTAGGCTTACTGGCGATAGTACAAGTGAAAGGGTAACAGATACATTTTCATGGACATCTTTGACAACAATAATAGATGAAAGAAGAGCTTACCCAGATATAGCTCATTTGTACTTACGTCTTGATGCGGAACAATTTGCCAGTGTTCCTCAAAGAATGTATCGGATTCGTGGTGTAAAAATAAAAATTCCACATAATGCAACTGTAGATCAAACAAATGGAAGATTAATTTATAGTGGTACATTCAATGGAACTCTGACTACAACAAAGCATTGGTGTTCAGATCCATCTTGGATTTTATTTAATTTATTAACAGAATCCCGTTTTGGTTTAGGAGATCATATTACTGAATCACAACTTGATAAATATGCTTTTTATAGTGCTTCTGTTTACTCTTCTGAATTAGTTGATGATGGTCAGGGAGGTAAAGAACCTAGGTTTAGCTGTAATGTAGTTCTTCAAAAAAGAGGAGATGCCCTAAAAACAGTAATGGCTCTTAGTTCTGTAATGAGAGGCATGACATTTTGGAGTGCAGGATCTCTTACTCTTACTCAAGACAGACCTACAGATCCTAGTTATCTTTTCAACCTGTCGAATGTAACTGCTGAAGGGTTTATTTATTCTGGAACAAGTTTAAAAACAAGATCTAC